GTAGAGACAGCGCTAAACCTAAGTTCGCAGGACTAAGCAAAGCAGCGAAGGAACAAGGCGAGAACTCTATCAAATCCGACTTGTTCGGAGGTCGCCGTAAGAGCAAGGCGCGCTATGCGTCGATCGGTCTTTTCCAGCGCATCGGCAATTCAACGATCACGCCGCCAAAGCGAGCACGCAGCGAAACGGCAAGCGTCAACCTAGGATGGGAACGATCAAAGAAGATTCGCATTTACTTTAAGTTCTGGCGCGAAAACGCATCCAACGACGAGATGCGGAAGTTCCATCTGCGCTACCGCAACAAATACGGGCGCGTGCCTTTCGTATCGCAAAGCACGATTGGCCGTTGGAAGGTGCAGGATCAGATGTGGATCAGCAATTCGTCGGCCGATTCCTATCTAAAGTCGGTGCAGGAGAAGGTAGGCTGGGCCAAGGCTGGATTTGCAGCAGCGACCCTCGCCACCGGCCAGCGCGTGCCAGCCTGGGTGCGTCGTCACGCGGCGCGGGCCGGCGTCGAGTCGCACAACTTCACCGGAGATAAGCCGTTCCTGACTGGCACCGCGACCAACATCAAGGTGCCCAACCCTGAGCGCTACATCGACGCGGCGTTGCAGTTTCGCGCGAAGATCACCTTGAAGAAAGTCGACGCCATCCTCGCCAACCGCGCCGTAAACCTTGGATTCGCGCGCATCAGCGGGGCCGGCGTCGTGCAGGAGAATATGCCACGATGAGCACCCGCACCAACATCCGCAACGCCATCGGGCTAAAGCTGACGCAGGCCGGCGTCGTGCCCACGGCGAATCTCCTAAAGGGCCGGAACAACACGCTTGTCTCGACGAGCTTCCCGTCTGCCGCCGTCTATGCGGTCAACGAGCAAGTCGAGGTCCGCACGCTGGCGCCGTCAAATCGGACCCAGTACCGGACGCTGCAAGTGATGGTTGAGTATTTCACCGCGGAGGCGGCCGGCTCGACGACGATCATCGACGACCTATTCGACACGGGCTCGGCTGCGGTCGAGGCCGCGGTGCTCGCTGACGTGACCCTGGGCGGCGTCTGCGATGACCTACTTCTGACGTCCGTCGATTATGTGATCGAGCCTGACGAAGAGCGTCGCTGGGGCGTCGCTCGTCACACCTTCTCCTGCATCTATTTAACCACCGACTAAAATGGCGAACCACTTAGGCCGCGAAGGCACCGTCAAAATCTCGTCGACCACCATCGGCGAGCTCCGCAACTACTCCTTGGCTCACTCCTCCGACGTCGTCGAGGACTCGGTCATCGGCGACACCTACCGCACGCGGAAGGCCACGCTGAAGACCTGGAGCGTCAACGGCGACCTCTACTGGGACGAGACCGATGCCGGCCAGATCGCGCTGACCATCGGCTCCACCGTGACCGTCAACCTCTATCCCGAGGGCATCGCGTCGACGTCCACCTACTACACCGGAAGCGGCATCGTGACGAAGTTCGACATCAGCGCCGCGTTCGACGGAATGGTCGAGGGCTCGATCAGCATCGAGGGCAATGGCGCCTTGTCCACTTTGACGGTTTGAGGTGAAGGATGGATGCTATTGACCTAGTTCGCGAACACTTCGCTTCCCTCGGGACCAAAAAGATCGAGGTTCCCGAGTGGAAGCTGACGATCTACGCCACTCCCGTCACGCTGGCCGAGAAGAACCGGCTTTACCGTAAGGGCAAGGACAACGATATGGAGTTGCTAGTTGACCTTCTAATTTTGAAGGCCAGCGACGCCAACGGCCAGAAGCTGTTTACGCTCGAACACAAGCCGACGCTGCTCAACAAGGCGGACTCCAACGTGGTAGGCCGCATCGCCAACGCGATCCTTGCCGACGATGCTCCGAAGGCTGAAGAGCTAAAAAACTAGCCGGCGGCGAGGCTGGTGCCGACCTCCTCGCCGTCTACGCGCTCGCGGATCGTCTCGGCAAGTTCGCTCACGAAGTCCTACAGATGCCAGCTCACGAGATGAACGGCTGGATCGCCTACCTAAACCACCAGCAGCGAACCCAACACCGCAATGGCTAGCGCAACCTTTACCCTACGGGCCGTCGACGCGACGCGGGCTGCGTTCGCCAGCGTGCAGAACTCGCTTCAGCGGATGCAGGGCACGGTGAAGACCGTTTCCCGAAACTTCCAAGCTGCTCTGACTCTCGGCGGATTTGCGGCCAGCGCGCAACGACTCAACGCGGTCCTGCGCCAGACAGAGGACAATGCCGCTGCGCTCGGACTGACGACCGAGGAGGCCGACCGCCTGACGGTTACGACTGGAGCAATCGACCGAGGGTTTAAGGCGATAAGCTCGACGACCGCCGAGGTCGTGAGCCGCGTCGCTTCAGCCGTCACCGGAACTCAGAACTTCAGCGTGGCAGCGGAAGCCGCGGCAATTCGATTCGAGCGGTCGCGTGTGGTTATTGCAGAGATCAACGATCAACTCGCAGATCAGATCGTTAACAACGAGCTTATCAACGGGACGGAGCAGGACATCCTTCGCGCTCTAGAAAACCAACTCCAAAAGTACGAGATGCGCGGTCGGATGACGACCGACCCAGTCGAGAAGGCGAAGGCAGCGCTGGCGGCAGAAAAGTCCCGCGGTGCAATCTTGCAGCAGGAGAGCAACATCATTGAGAAGGACCGTGCGCTGTACGCGGAACAACTTCAGTTGCGGGAGCAGATGGACGCCGCGATCGGACGAGAGAAGGACAAGAACGCGGAGATCAACGCGCTCCTAGAGACGCGCAACGCGCTTTCACTCAGTCTGCTCAAGGTGCCTAAGACCGGCCTCGCATCGGACATCGCAGCCGAGAACGAACTGCGAGAGCAGCGGAACAAGGTTGATCGCGATTTGATTCCGCTTTTGCAGGAACGCTACCAGCTTGAGCGCAGCATCGGCACCGCTGTCGGGGAATCTTTCCAGACTGCGATTTTTGAGGGTGGCAAGTTTCGAGAAGTGCTCAAGGCGCTTATCCAGGACGTCATAAAGTTAATTTTCTATCAGACAATCACGCGCCAGCTCGCCGGATTCGTTACGTCAGTTTTAATTCCCAACCCGCTCACGGCTGTAAATCCCGGAACTCTAATCTCTCCTCCAGGTCGCGCCGCTGGCGGTCCCGTGATTAACGGGCGGCCTTACATCGTCGGCGAAAAGGGGCCAGAGCTTTTTATCCCGTCCGGCTCAGGAAACATTATCTCCAACTCCGCAATGCGCTCCGGCGGCGGATCTGGCGGAATCGGCGGCGTCACGGTCAACTACCACATCGCCGCCGGCGTCACCCGCGCCGAGCTCGTGCCGATCCTTGAGACGGAGCGGAAGCGGCTCAAGGCTGAGATCCCCGATATGGTGCGCCGCGGTGGCGCTTATCGCGCAGCGTTCGCCTAAGCTATGGCAATTTCCTACCCACTCACGCCGCCGTCGCCGTTCCGCATCTCGAAGCTGACGCTCTCGGGAATGAGCGCGACCTCGCGCAATGTCTCGCCGTTCACGTTCCAGACGCAGCAATACAACTGGCCGGGGCAAGCGTGGATGGGCTCGGTCGAGTGCCCGCCTATGACGCGCGCCGCGGCCGAGGAGGTGATCGGCTTCCTGCTGGCAGCGCAGCGCGGCACGTTCTACTTCCAGGATTACGCCAACACCTCAGCGCGGGGCAACGTGACCGGCACGCTGACCGTCAGCAGCGCGACCGCCAACACCTCGACTCTCGGCATCTCCGGCGCGACCGGCACCTTCGCGGTTGGAGACTGGCTTCAGATCGGCACGTCGCTCTACAAGGTCGTCCAGGTCAACTCCTCCAGCAGCGTCGACCTCTTCCCGGTTCTGCGCTCCAGCTACACAGGCGGCACGTCGATCACCTACTCCAACGCAAAGGGCGTTTTCCGGCTGGCCGAGTCGCGCACCGAGTGGTCGATTGAGCTCGCGAGCATCTACGGCATCACCTTCTCGATCGCGGAGGACGTCGCGCAATGAGCATCACAACCGCAGGCCGCACGCTCTCGGCCGATATGGTGACGGAGGTGACGACGGTGCAGCTGGCGCCGGTCATCCTCGTCTCGCTTAGTTTCCCTTCCGCTTACACGCGCCTCTGGACCGGCTACGGGACGCTGACTTACGCCGGCGTGCCTTATCTCGGTATCGGCACCTTCGGAAGCATCTCGCCGATTGAGGAG